GCCAGGGGTTTGCGAGAGTTCGTTCCAGATGTGCATCCAATCACCGTAGTGTTTGTCGATGCGTTGACCACCAATTTCAACCTCAGCGTATTTGATGAGGATGTGACCGAGCCAGTTTAACCAACGGAATTTAGCTCCGGAAGGGACTTCTACTTTAGGCACGGTAACTTGAAGGTATACTTTGTGCATAAGATCACCATTACGAGAAACGGTGCATGTTACACGTTTGCCGAAATCGGCAGTACCATTGAAAGTTTGTTCGATGGCTTCCATCGAGAAGTTAGTGTGGCGACGGTAAACTACTTTGAAAAAAGTAATTTGAGGATTGCCAGTAAGGTAAATATCTTGGGCACCATATGCTACTAATTGCATTAAACCACCACCCATGTTGTATAAATGTATACAAGAAAAAAAATTTGAGTTTTTAATGCATTCAATATAGTACATGTGACGTTTTTTTATTTATATTGTCAATGTCTATTTTACTATAAAGGAAGTTATTTTAAGTGAAAAAAATATAAAAAAAATGATATTAAAATGTTTTAAAAATAAAAAATATATATATTAAATATCAAAAACCGAAATTTAAAAAACACGATGTCTCTGCAATTTGATAATTGCGTTTCACAAGAATATAAAAGATCTTCATGTTTGTGTAACGATGTACTTACAATTGTATACAAATATAACAAATTTGATTTATCGAAAACATGTAAAACATTTTTAGATCTTTATAAAAAAGAATTAAATGCAAGAAAAAAAATTATAAAATGGTATAATAAATATTGGTGGGACTCTAAATTAAAACTTGTAAATTCTTACAAGTTTCATTATGAATGGAGATTTCTTAAAGATTATCCAACTTTTTTAGTGCAAAAATGTAACAAACCACATTTGTTAAATCAAGCAATACTTGCAGAAAAAAGTCAAAGTAGATTAAAAATTATTAAATTTTTGATGCTTCCAGATATTACAAAACAGAATATTGAAGATACAGGATGGTAATTTTATATTAAAAATATTATAAAAATATTATAATATTTTTTATTATATATTAACTTCATAAATATCATTCATAAATCTCAATTTTTTAAAATTATAGAGTTGCTATTTTTTCATATATATATATATACATGACTAGACAAACTTATCTTAATCCACAAATTATTCAACTTGATAATTTAGATTTTGTCAAATTGGATATTATTCCTGGAACTGCTGAGTTTAAGCAAGCAGACTTTGCAGTACACTGCGCCGGATCTATTAATGAATTATCAATTACAGTTGATAGAATTAATAATGAAGTAATTAAATCTACTTCTGGACCAACGGATGCATTAGTTATGTATACAGACAATACAAACACCAAATTTTTTGTATCAGATACAGATAATACTAGTGGAACTCTTTCGGATGCAGTAATTCTAAATACAAATATCGTAGAAGCAGATTTTCACAATAATATCAAAGTAGGTCTCAACACAAAACACTTAATTCACGGAGCTTTATTTACTCTTATTGTTAAAAATATATTTCCACAAGCTATTACCAGAAATTTAGATACATATGATTCCACAATAAGATCAAATAAAGTTTTCTTCAAAACAGACGCAACAGAAGGGGATGCTTCCGCAGATCCAGTAGTTAATAGCGTAATACAAGATATTACTTTAAAAACACTAGGTATTTTTAATGAAACTATTGGTGGTTTAACAGATGAATATAATTACTGGAATGTTCGTACTGGTGAAGGGGAAGATGATGACGAGGTACCACCTGATTATCTTGAACAAGATACAGTACGTTTTGCAAATGGTGACAAAATGTATTGCTATTATCAAATTACTACAGAATTTCTATCGGGTACTACAACTGATCTAGAATATAATGATTTTCAAGAATTAAATGCTTTAAGTGCTACAGGAACTCAAGAAAATCCATCTCCTTACGCTAGTGCTCAAATAAGTACTACTTTTGTATTAGGATATGATATTTTAAAAGCGGGAGCTGTTTTTGTATATTCATTTGATAATTATACTAATTTAAAATCAGCAGTTACTCAATGGTGTGATGCCGCTGCAGGAGGAGATACATCCACTGTAGAAGGAGTATTTGGCCATATTTCGAATTGGGATGTTTCAAATATAACAGATATGCAAGATTTATTCCCAAATAATACTGATTTCAATGATGATATTTCTTCTTGGGATGTATCTAATGTAGTGAATATGAAAGAGATGTTTGATAATGCAAAACAGTTTGATCAAGATATTTCTTCTTGGGATGTATCTAAAGTGACAGATATGTATCGTATGTTTAGGGGTGCAAGTAAATTTAATAATGGACAAGAAACTGGTATCGGTTCATGGAATACAAGTCAAGTTACAAATATAAAAGAAATGTTCAAAAATGCATCCAGTTTCGATCAAGATATTTCTTCTTGGGATGTATCAAATGTCAACTGGAATAGTTGGGGGTATTCCGAAAATTATGGTTATGGTTCTGGTCATTCAGATACAGATTTCACAGGTTCCCAACAATCTTATTTTACTTAATTTATAAATATATAAATATATAAATATATAAATATATAAAAAGATTTAAACAGAATTAAAATAATATTCTGAAATATAAAATTATGTCTGGAATTTTAACAGAATTAACATTTGCAGTTGGATTATATATAACACTTAAAATTTTTAGAAACAACATAGCTATACCAACTACATTAGGTTTTTTGACTGCAACTTTATATTGTTGCATTATAGAAAAATTTTACAACTGAATTTCAATTTAAAAATAAAAATAAAAATGTATAGTCTAATATATTTAATGATGAGGTTATGAATACAGAAATATTCAGTACTTTACTTACGAAATTTTAACTAAATTCTAAAAAAAATAAAATGTATAATTATATGAGTGCAACAAAGTTTTTTGGTTCTTTATTTATTCTAGTAATTTTTATATTATGGATTAAATTTCTGATTGGTATTGATGATTTTTCATGGTCCGCATAAGGTATCATTCGTTCGATTATTTACATATTCAAATAGAAAAGTAAAATTCATCACATTAATATTAATAATGTTTCTAGTACCAATTTCTAAACAATACAGTTACAAAGGAATATTTTATATATTTCGTTTAAAACGCCCATTATTTATTAAATAATATATGATCTATTATATTATAATGTACAATATAATCAAAATTATGGATTTAACAAACAAAAATGATATTTTACTCTTAAAAAAAGAAATTTCAAAAACACAAAATAATATTTATTTTGAAACCAGAATAATAGAAAATTTTAAAAATATAGAGTATAGAATTAGAAGATCTTCATTAAGTTTAGCAACAATTCCGGATATTAAACCATATAAAAAATATATAGAGAATGCAAATAAAAACAGTCTTTCTACACATTTTTATAATTTGTCTAAAGATACTATTTTAATTATTCCTATTAAACCATATGCAAATATATATCAATTTGCAATTCATTCTTCAAATGTAGAATGGCTTGCACTTTTTAGGAAAATTCTTAAAAATCTTAAAAAAGGTCAATTTATTAGTACTCATGGTCACGGTGTAAATTATTTACATGTTCGAATAGAAAATTACCCAAAATATTATAAGATATTTTAAATCATTTATAAAAAAAATCCCTCTGCAGCTTTTTTCCGGACTTGGGACCCGGCATTGTATAATAACAATATACGATGGTGGCATTACATTTTTGTTTTTTAGTTTTTTTAGTTTTTTTAGTTTTTCTGTTTTTATTTTTTGTTTTTTTTAGTTTTTAGTTTTTTTTTAGTTTTTTTTTAATTTATCTCTGCAATTACCGCTCCAATTCCTAATATAACGGGTACCACTGGACCAAAAGACATCAATGATTGTGGCAAATGATTCCGTGCTCTAGGGCGTTAACTTATATCGTTGAACGGGCGAAATACTGCCCCAACCGACCGGCTTATGCCAGCGCGCCGATCATGATCCCTATGCCAATTTGACGGCACGGGTCCAAAAGGGGGTCCGTAGTAGTCTCCCTGGGCAGCTTCCCTTTCGACTCGTTCTTTGTTCTGGTTGGAACTATGAATTATGGCCCGGCGTACATTTGCCCCAGTAAAATTGGTGTCGTCCAGATTGCAGTCGTCCTCCTTGCAGCGGTACTCATTGTTGCTTCGATACCGCCCCGTTAATTTGGCTTCCTGTAAATTCGCCCCGGACAGGTTGGCGCCGTGCAGGTTAGCACATTTAAAATTGGCGCCACTCGCGTCGATACCGGCCAAGTTGGCACCGTCCAGTTTAGCAGAATTAAAATTGGCGCCACTCGCATGAACATCGGCCAGGTTGCAGTCGCGAAGATCCGTTTCTTCGAAGTTAGCACCGGTCGCGTCGACGCCGGCTAAATTGCAACCGCGAAGATTCCAGCCAGTTAGATCCATGTAGCGCAAAGAGCAGCCACGCAGATCGCGACAGGGAAATTGCCTATATGAGGAGTACTTGAAAACCTGTGATGGGCTGCTTTCATAATGTTTTGATCTGATTTGGTATCCACTCAGCTCAGTCTGAGTCACGACTTGCGTACACGCCGACTCGCCCTTCCAGCCACCTTCCGCTTCGGTTGTAGAACAGCTGCCGAATACTCCTGGGAGACCATAGAAATCCGCCTCGCGCGCGAGCTGGTCCCGCTCGGCCGGGTCCCGGGGGAACAGCGGCTTCGCGAACGGATCTCGTAGATAGTTCAGGACGTATCGGAAGCATGGTCCGTCGCGATCGATGAACAACAACTCGTCGTCGCTTTCGCTTAAGGCTTCGGCCAGCGCGCCGAGCATGCTTCCCTCGACTCTCGTGAGCGTGGCCAGGGTAGTCATGTAGACCGTGCCTCCGACATTGACAGTGATGGCGCCGGTGCGGTTCGTCAGTGCAGACATGACGACGATTCCGCGGCGATGGCGTATGGGGTAGATTTCTAAATTTTTAAAAAAGTTTCTAAAAAGGTTGAAATACTAATTTTAAAATAAAATTTGTTTCATTTTTTTTATTAAATTTTAATTATAAATTTCTCATTGATTAAGTAAGTTAACAGTAAAAATATTATTAACAACAAAAGCATTATAAGATTAAAACGATATATAAACATAATATACTCTAATATTAGAGTTACATACACAAAATTATTACAATATGTCAGAAATTTGGAGAGAATTAGAGGGGTTTTCAAAATATAAATTTTCAAATACTGG